CCAGCAGTTGAACTTAATGTATTACCATTTATATTAAGATTATCTATTTGAAGTGCAGTAAGTGTACCAACACTAGTAATATTTGTTTGGGCTGCACCAGTAACAGTTGCAGCAGTTCCAGATGCGTTACCAGTTAATGCACCAACAAATGAACTTGACGTAATACTTGTTGCACCAGTAACTACACCAGCATCAATGATAATAGCACCATCAAGAACAATCTGTTGTCCACTTAATGGCGTAATTAATAAATCAGTACCAGCAGTTGAACTTAATGTATTACCATTTATATTAAGATTATCTACTTGTAATGCTGTTAATGTTCCTACTGAAGTAATAGCAGTCTGAGCAGCACCAGTAACAGTTGCGGCTGTACCAGATGCGTTTCCTGTTACGTTACCTGTTAAAGCACCAGCAAATAGTGTTGCAGTTAATAGACCACTACTACTATTAAATGTTAGGTTTGTACCACTCTTGGGTGGTAAATCGCCTGTTGCCGCAGTTGCAAATAATGGGAAACAAGTTGTATCACTTGACTCATCTGCTACTGTAACAGCAGTACCAACAGATGCCAAAGCAACTGCGATATTTGCAGTACCGTCAAACGATGTTCCACCGATAGTTCTTGCTGTTGCTAGTGCAGTTGCAGTTGCGGCAAGTCCTACAGCAATATTGGCACTACCATTAAATGATGTACCACCAATTGTTCTAGCAGTTGCAAGTGTGGTTGCAGTATCAGCATTACCTGTAACATCACCAGTTATATCACCAACAAATGCAGTAGATGTAATACTTGTTGCACCAGTAACTACACCAGCGTCTATGCTGATTGTTCCGTCTAATAGAATTGCTGAACCAGATGCTGGTTCAATATTAATTGCTGCTCCAGAATCTAAAGTCAATACACCAGCGGAATCAATGTCTACAGTACCATCTGCTGTTATTTGGATATTTCCGGCCGCTCCAGCAGCATCAGTTGTAACAATGCTAAGAGTACCAGCAGCGCCTGCTGTAAATACAACAGTATCACTAGTGTCGCCTGTCATAGTAATAACTTTACCATTAACAGCTACGTCATCAACAGTAAGTGCTGTTAATGTACCAAGTGAAGTAATGTTTGTTTGTGCAGCAGTAGATAATGTACCAGCAATTGTACCACCTGATACATTCAACCCAGCACTGAACACTGGTATCTGGTTCATAGTGACAACACCACTAGATGAAATTACAATTGAGTTAGCATCACCAGCAGAACCGACAAATCCACCGTTAGGTATAACCAAGTTTCCACCGATAGTTAAAGGGCCATCAAGATCAAATCCGACTAATCCGCCACCGCCGAGACTTAGAGATGATGAAGTCTCAGACATAACACGGCCGCCGTCCTCCCTTAGTAGATCGCCAACTTCATTTTCCAATTCAATAGCTTCAAAGTCAGTGCCTGCAGCTGTAATTACACCAAGATTTTTGACTTTAATGTCACCGCCAATAACTGCATCTTTAACAACAGACAAACCACCGTCAGTCTGCAATGATCCATCTGTTGTAGAAGTTGCTGCCGTACTGTCGTCAGTTTTTATAATTCCACTAGCAGTTAGTGCGGCTGTAGTAACTGCGCCAGTAATATCAACGGCACCGCCAATAACTGCATCTTTAACAACAGACAAACCGCCGTCAGTCTGTAGTGAACCATCAGTTGTAGAGGTTGCTTGTGTAGCATCATCGGTTTTGATAATTCCACTAGCAGTTAGTGCGGCTGTAGTAACTGCGCCAGCAATAACACCTGTGCCTGAGACATCCAAATTACCATTGACATCAATCAGAGTTGCATTAATTTCTATTTCTGTATCTGATACTAAATCTAAAACTCCATCTGCACTTTGATGAATGTATGTTCCAGAGTCACCAAACTGAAGTTGTCTAGTTGAGTTAATTAACAGGCCTGTATCTGCAACATGAGTTAATGTTGTATCTTGGTCTGCACCAAAGTAAATTATTGAACTATCTGCAAGATAAAGGTCAGACCATTCCAATGATGTTGTCCCAAGTGTTGCTCCATCTGTACTTGATGGTGAAATACTAGTCGCAACCAGAGGAGCAGTTAAAGTCACCACTGTTGCAGTTGCACTAATACCGCTGGTCAAAGACGATGCATCTCCAATTAGAGTATAAATCTCTAAGAAATTATCATTAACTTTATCGATAGCTACTCGTAAAGTATCTCCAGTGCCATCGTCTACAGCACTACCTATTCCAATTGATTGATTTGCCATCTAAATTCTCCTAATACTATTTATAATCATGTAGGATCACCAAATGGATTTGACTCACTGAAGTCCAGTACTGTATCATCTAATGTATCAAACAATTCATTTTGTGAGGTCTTGTCATTCACATAATCACCAATATAATAGTCTTCAGATATAATATATTCATCACTACCAGTTTCGAGTAGGATACTTTCACCAAACGACGCTGGATCGTCATCTGCACTAATTGTTACAGCATCTACAGTAACATTAGATATATCAGCAGTATAATAAGATCGATCTACAGTTAATCCTTCACCAACAATAGTTGCCTGTTCAAGAGTAATCTGATAGTCAGAACTTGCAGTTGAGAGAGAAGTTTCAATTGCGTCAATTTCAGTAATACCTGTATCAAGAGCTTCTGAACCGTAATCAAACAGGCGGCATCGCATCTTGTAAACTGGGTTATTATCCAATTGATGGAAAGGTTCATCATGATCCACAAAGTTAATCTCAAATAGTTTCTTGAGTACCGGGTGATAAATCGCATCACCCTCTAGGGGACGATCAGCATCAGTCGCATCAGATTCGTTTAGAATATAAAATATCTCACCCGCTAGTGCAGATTCCGTAATTGTACCAGATTCCAATTGAATAGAACCAGACGATGTTGAGTCTGTTGCTGTTTCGATTTGTAATTGTTTTGTCTTCTCTTGGAACCTTGTCTTACTTACAACAAAGGTTGCTTCACTTAGGTTCTGTAAACCGAACTGAGACATCAGTTCTTGTTCTCCAGCATAACCACCACCAGAATCTTCCATATACATTTCGATAAGAGACTGGGTGTTAAACTTAGATAGTGCGTCTTCGCCAAGCACTTTGTCTTCTGCAACTAGTGTACGGTCAAGATAATATACATCATGACCGTGAATTTGAATTGCTTCTGCAATCAAGTTGGCGTATAGTGATTGTTCAGCTGTAGCTATTTGACCTGTGGTCATACGTTTGTACTCCCTGCATCACCAAATGGATTTGACTCATTAAAGTCCATTACAGTATCATCCAATGTATCAAACAACTCATTTTGAATTGTCTTATCCCTTATTACATATTCTTCACTTATAAGGAACTCATTGCCACCAGTTTCAAGTAGGATACTTTCACCATACGAAGCAGGATCGGAGGACAATATTGTAGTATCCAAAGATATATCTACGGAAGAGAGGTCCAAATCAATAAAATCTAAAGTTAAAGGTTGGCCAACAATTGATGAATTTTCAAGAGTAAACTGATATTCAGAACTTGCACCTGATAGAGAATCTTCGATTGCGTCAATTTCAGTAATACCAGTACTAAATTCTTCTGAACCGTAATCGAACAAACGACAACGCATCTTATATACTGGATTACTGTCTAACTGATGAAAAGGATCGTCGTGATCTACAAAACTAATCTCAAACAATTTCTTTAGCGTTGGATGATAAATTGCATCACCCTCAAAAGGACGGTCTGCATCAGTTGCATCAGTTTCATTTAAAATATAAGATATTTGACTATCAGATACCGTACCAGATTCCAATTGAATAGAACCAGACGATGTTAAGTCTGTTGCTGTTTCTATTTCTAATTGTTTTGTTTTTTCTTGAAATTTTGTCTTACTTACAACGAAGGTTGCTTCACTAAGGTTCTGCAAACCAAATTGGGACATTAGTTCTTTTTCTCCAGAGTAACCACCACCAGAGTCTTCCATATACATTTCAATGGAAGATTGCTTATTAAACTTGGATAGTGCATCTTCTCCAAGAACATTGTCTTCTGCAACTAATGTACGATCAAGATAATATACAGAATGCCCCCTATGATGAATAGCTTCTGCAACTAAGTCAGCATATAAAGATTTCTCAACTGCCAAGTGCGACCGCCACTGCCAAGCACGAGGTTGATTGGTTGTGGTAGCTGCAAGGCCGGGGGAATGAAAATGTTTATTAACCGCCATTAATTATCCTATCATATAATTAACTGGCAACTCAAACGTAAGTTGAATTTGTTCTTCTAACTTATTAATCTCTTCTTGTGCCTGTGAATAGATAGCATCACCATTCATGGTAACACCACCAAGCATTGCAACACCACTGAACTTTGATAGGTTTGCGCCCCACTGTTGTTTAATAAGAGCAGTCGCATACCTCTTGAGGAATATATCATCATAAATATCTGTAAATGTTGTTGGGTCTATTTTGCGATAACACTCTGCAATGATATAGTCCTCACCAGCAACGAAGTCGTTTGTCCAATCTCCATCAATGTAAAGACGATTCTGGTGTTGGTTAAATCTAATTGGTGTTTCTCCAACGAGAATATGTTCTAGAAGGTCTAGGTTATCCATCGCCATCTGATACTGAATAACAGAAGTAGAAGATAGGTCATACAAGTCATTAAGGCGCAACTGGTAACGAACATCAAACATGTTACTACCACCGCCCGTACCCGTGAATGGCCAGACCTGTATTACAGACACGACAGCAGAAGGCATCGGAATATAATTAGTACCCTCTAGAAATGTATCAGTAATAGAATCATCTACTGTATCGGTTCCAGTTGTGGTTGCATTTGCGATCCCCCGCGCCACATCTGCTTCGGTAATCAGATGTTTGAGATACATTTTCTCAATACCATCATAATGATACTGTGCAAAGTATTGTAGAGCTTCATCAATGCGATCATCTGCTTGATCATCTGATATGTTAATATCAATAACCCCAGAACCCAATGCCCTTAGGCAATACGATTTAAATGTTGACTTGCTTGTAGGTATAGCCATGAAGATATCCTTTTTACTATATTTATAAGATTTGTTTTATTGCGATAGTGGATATCGTAGGATCAAGGTTAGTGGGTAGTGCTTGATAACTGGAAACCGAAGCTATTCAGTTATCAAATGCGGTTAACTGTTTAGTTACCCAGCAACATAAGCTTTACCAGCCGTTATGGCATCTGTGTAAGCCGTCTTGCTAACACTAGAATCAGAATACCAAGAGTGCGCTGCCTGAAGTTCAAGATGGTCTGTATTGCGGGTGACCA